ATAGCTACTCTCCATTCGAGCAGATCAAATTAGCCTTACGCGGCCGTGGACCATATGAAGTCAAGATACGAGCCTACGGATGGGCGGAGTCATTGTCTGGATCGCAGTTTCCTAGGTTCGGTGAGCCAAACATAATACCAGCAGACAAGATACCAAAGGAAGGAACCAACTACATGGCCGTCGATCCGGCGGGCGCTAGGAATTGGTTCATGTGCTGGATGCGCGTCGACAAGGATGGAAACCGATACGTCTATCGAGAATGGCCCGACATAAGCATGGGCGAATGGGCCCTCAACGGCGAAAAGCCAGATGGAAAGCCCGGACCGGCCCAGAGGCAGGGTGCTGGCATGGGCGTGATAGAAATCAAGGAGCACATACGTTCCCTTGAGAAGGAGGAGGAGCTCTTCGAGCGCTACATCGATCCTCGCGCAGGAAACTCTACCGCCATCAACAAGGAGGGCGGAGTGACATTGATCCAGCTTCTAGAAGACGAACCCAATCCGATGTGGTTCACGCCGGCAGCCGGCCTCAGGCTGGAAGAGGGGGTGGGCATCCTTAACGATTGGTTCTCCTACGACCAGAATAGCCCCATAAGCACAGTCAACCAACCCAAACTTTACATCTCCGAAGACTGCATAAATACCATCTGGTGCCTCCGAGAGTGGACAGGCTTAGATGGAGAGAAGGGCGCAAGCAAGGACCCTGTCGACTGCATGAGGTATCTGGCCGTCATGCAACCCGGATACGCGGACGACAAGACGTTCAAGGCGGTCGGAGGAGGAAGCTATTGATCCTATGCTCAACCTACCCGCCAACACCCCTCCTTTGCTCCGGCTTGCTGAAGCGTCCAACGTCTTCAATCTTAGCAAGTCTACGCTCCTCCGCTTAAGGAGGCGCAATGCGATACGAACCTACAAGACCGACGGCGGTCAGTTCATGTTCTACCGCGACGACCTTATCGATTACATAACCAAGAACACCAATGGCCTCGATCAAATACAAGAATCACCCTAATCAGCGAGACCAGCTCGCTTATCACAGCAGGGTGCCTGACATTCAGTTCCTGCTGAATGAGTATCAGCGCTCGGCTTTTCACGGCACCATGGTGTCGAAGATGACTTATGCCGACGACATACGACTTTCGCGCTGGCCCGGCCAGACGGACGACGGAAAGAAACACAGCTGGGCTCGACCGGATGGCGATCCTGCTTTTCCTTTCGAGGGAGCATCTGATGTGCGAATCAGGTTGGTGGATCGATTAATTCGCGAGCAAAAAGCCCTGCTCATGCATTCCTTCAAGGCTTGCACCCTGAAGGTAGGTGGAACCGAGATAGGCGACACCATGGCGGCCGCTTCAGCCACCAATCTCATGAGGTGGCTCATAGAGACCAAGATGAAGCTCGAGCTCCACAAAGAAGCTGAGCTCCACGCCGATTACATGCTTCAGTATGGTTGGTCTGTCGTTCAAGTCACTTGGGACAGGCAGATGGGCAAAAGGACGCAGACCATAAGCCTAGAAGAGCTTGCAATGGCCGCCGAGCAGGCCCGCATGCAAAACTCGGGCGATTCGATGATAGCCAACCTTGTTGCCGCGATTCAGTCCGGAAAGGACGATTACGCCGTACAGCTGATGACGGCCCTGCTTCCCAATGTAAACGAACCAGATTTGAGAAAGTGCATCAAGTCCATGCGCGAAACGGGCGAAGGCTACATTGACGAACCTTATGTCGCTAGAAACCTTCCGATCGTGACGGCCCTCAAGCCTTACGACGAGGTGTGCTTCCCGCCCGAAACCAGCGACCTTCAGAAGGCGCGTGTCATATTCCGCCGACAGTATGTCACCGAAGTGGAGCTTCGCTCCATGGCCGAGGTTGATGGCTGGAGCAAAGAGTTCGTCGAGAGCGCAAGCAGGACGATGGGCAATCATTACTACTTCAACGATCCGAACTTGGTTCCCACCACGACCATGCTCAACTCGAACATCCAGCGCGGTGACAATCTGGTCGAGCTGGTGTGGGCCTACTATAGGCAGCTGGACAAGAACAACATACCGGCCATCTATTATACTGTCTTCTGCCCTCAGGTCGGAAGTGAGCTATACGCCAAACAGGAGCTTCTTAACTACGCCCACAACCAATACCCGTTCGTCGAGCTTCGCATGGAGACTTCCCGGAGACAGGTGACGGAGTCCCGCGGCATACCTGAGATATGCAAGACTGAACAGGAAGAGGTCAAAGCACAGCATGACGCGATAAGGGATAGGACAGCGATCGAAGTGCTGCCTCCCGTCAAGGTGGTCAAGCGTATTGGCGCGCTTAACAGGATAGCCCCCGGACAGGTCCTGCCCGTCACCAACAAGGATGATTACACTTGGCTCGAACCTCCGGCCGGCAGGGCCGAATACGCCTTCCAAGTCATTGAGCAGGTCGAGAAGAACCTTGGCAACTACTTCGGCTTCCAAGTCGGAGAAAAGCCCATCGACCCGGTTAAGATACAGATGATGAAGCAGCTTCAGGTGGACAATTGGCTGATGTTCTGGACTCGTTGCTTTAGCCAGATGTTCTCCTTGTGCCTTCAGTTCATGGAGGAGCAGGAGGTCGTTAGGATAACGGGCTCGCCCCTTAAGCAAGGATTGTCCGAGATTCACTCGCAGTACGACCTCAACGTCCGGTTTGACGTCAGGGACGCTGATCCGGATTTCGTCCGCGAGAAGCTCAAGTCCATCGTCGAGACTGTCGTTCCTCTAGACGTTTCCGGAGTCATCGACCGAGACAAGCTGGTGAAGCTGGTCATCGAGTCCATAAGTCCAGACGCCGCGCGAGAACTCGTCATCGACAAGGCCACGGCCTCTCAGAAGCTCTACAAGGACGTCACCAGCGACATCGCGCTCATGATGCTCGGAAACGAGGCCATGTATGTGGAGAACGACCCTCAGGCCGGATCCAAGCTTCAATTCGCTCAGGAGATCCTGTCGAAGAACCCGAAGGCCCAGCAGGCCGCTCAGGGCGATAGGATATTCCAGATACTGCTGGAGAACTACATGAAGCAGCTTCAGTTCTCCGTGGACCAAGAGAAGAACAAGCAGATAGGCCGCGTGGGCGTATCTCCGGCATCTGAAAAGATTCAGGAAGAGTTTTCGGCCGCCAAGGAGGAAGAAGCCGCCGCCGCCGCAGAAAGTCAGGCCCAAGCTCAGGCTCCTCAGGTACAGACCCAGCAGCCGCCCATACAGATGAGCATCTAACCTATGACCAAAGAACCAAACGCACGAATCCAGAACGCCTTCGGGGCAACCGACCCAAACTCGGAAGAGCTCTTCAAGGCCATCCTGATAGTCATAGACTACTCGCTTCAGATCGAAATGGCTAGGGTCATGTCCGCCTCCACCATTGGCGAGGCAAGGGCTCACTCCGCCGGAAGGATGGATGCTCTCAACGAGATACTTGTCCACCTTCAGGACCGGAGGGACACGGCTCTTAAAACGAAAACGGGTCAAACCGGCGAACAGCAGTAGCGTGTATTGCTTTGACCAATACGCCGGCCATCAATCCTTACGTCTCTGCGGACGTTAAACGCTGACATCCATCTACATGGAAAACGACCAACAGCCACAATCTGATCTCGAACTTGGGAACGAGATTAATCCCCCCATGACCAACGCTGGGCAAGCCGAACCTAGCAAAAATGAAAGCCCGGTAGATTTTTTCTCCCGGGTCCTGTCTGGCGGCCAGATAGAACAAACCACCGGCGTGGAATCGCCGGAAGCGCCCGAGGCAGCAATGTCGGAGGCAACCACGGAAGCCGAAGAAGCTGAACAGCATTCCGGACAACCAGCATCCTCCACCAAAGGGATGCAGAAGCGTCTGGACAAGCTGACGGCCCTAAGGCGGGAAGCCGAGGAGCGATCCCAGAAACTAGAAGAGGAAGTCGCCGAACTCAAGCGATCCAAGGCCGTCGTAAACACACAGTCCGCCAATCCATTTGCGAGTCTGGAAAGTGTTGCCGATATACAGGCCGAGTTTGAGAAGCAGCGAAAGATTCGATTATTCTGCGAGCGTCACCCGGACGGATACTACCCTGAGGGGGAAGGTGAACCGGTGTCTAAGGAGCAAATAACCAAGGCGAAAGTCGGGGCGCTCCAAGCCATTGAGGAAGAACTTCCCAAGCAGATGTTGTATATCGAAGAAAAGGAGAAGGCCAAGAAGTTCGCCCGAAGCGAGTTCAGCTGGCTCAATGATCCCACGGATGACAGGACGTCGAAGGTCAAGGCCTTCGTCGACGCCATGCCGGAGATCAAAAGGTTCCCGGACTACGAAATATACGCTGCCCACATGGTCAACGGCATGGTGAGCTACAAGGCTCAGAAGGCCGTCGCCCAAAGCACCCAGAGGAAAGTTCCTGTGCAACCCAGCATGAGCAGCATGCCAGCGCCGCGTCCGCCCCAAAAGAGCGACCCGGTTCAGTATGCATCAAGTATGGAGCGCTACCGCAAGAGCGGGTCTATCGACGATCTGGCTGATGTGTTTAAGAACAAGTTCATCTAACGACCAAACATCATGGCAAATCTCTACGAACGGGACTTTCAGAATCAGCGCCCCCTCCCCGGCGCTCGCATCGGTATCCGCGAGGAACTGAGCGACCTCATCCTCAACGTCGACGCCAAGGACACGCCCATCACCTCGATGGCCAAGCGTGGCTCCAAGCCCGGCAACACGACCTTCCGCTGGCAGGTCGACCGCAATCCCGAGCCCTCCGTGGAACTCGGCATCGTGGACGGCAAGGACGTCGATCCTAACCAGCTGAGCGGCGCCAACGCCGGCCTCGGCGGCGGCGAGTTCAAGCAGTATACTGTCGGCTTCAGGACTGAAGTTGAGAACAACATCCACATGTTCCGCAGGGCCGTCCACGTCTCTAACCTGACGCAGGACGTTCTCAATATCGCGGGCGTGAAGGACGAGCTCTCTCGTCAGCTCTCGAAAGCCACCATTGACCTGAAGCGCTCCATGGAGCTCACCTTCACCTCGGATATCCTCCCGGTCCTCGATAACGGCACCCTGCCCTATCGTACCCGATGCCTCACGGCGTGGATCAAGCCCGAGCTGGCCTCCGCTCAGTATAACACCCAGACGAAGTACGGCATCCAGAGCAGCAACAGCTCCGCCGGCAACTACAGGCAGGAAATCCGCTCGATCAACGAGAACTTCCTGACCCCGTCCACCTCCATCATCGGAACCGGCCTGACTGTCGATAATCTCTCCGAGAACGACGTTCAGGACGTCATGACCTCGGTCTATGAACAGACCGGTCAGTTCCGCTCGCATGAGGCCGTCGTCGGCACCTCCCTCAAGAGGCAGTTCACGAACCTCGTCTACACCCAGCGCGCTCCTGCCGCGGGCAACATCACGAACAATCGCGACGCCAACGCGGACACCATCAAGGCTTCCGTCGACGTCTTCGAGGGTGACTTCGGTCGCCTGTCCCTGATCCCGTCGCAGTTCCTGCATGCCGGCGTCAACCCGTACACCATCAAGTTCGTTTCCGGCGACGTCGACGGCGAATGGCATGTGTACGACGGCGACACCAGCATCGCTGCCAACCTCGTCGACAACAAGGTTACTTGGGTCGGTGACGTTCCGACTGTCACGGCCGGCACGAACAACGCCAAGTACGCCACCGAGGCCCTCGCCAAGAGGCACGTCAACCTCCACGCTCAAAACGCGAAGACCAAGGGATTCATCATCCCGTGGGAATACCTCGAGATCCGCTACGGCGGAAACATCGCTCAGGT